CCCTTCATGCTTGCAACGAGACGAAATGCTAGAATAATGTAGACCTAGCACGTATGCAGCGTAGCCAAGACAATAGAAAACCCTCTTTTCTTTAGTCTTAGGGTTATAAACAACAACGGATACTGCACTATTATCACGTAGACCTAATCTAAATGAGCGGAGTACATTCTCAGATGGGGTAACCCATTCAAGATTATCAAGCTTATTGTTAAAACGGTCTCCGTCGATATGATCCACCTGCATCTTACTCTTATCGGTTCCATCGTTGATGAACATGAGAGCGAGTAGTCGGTGAGTCGGAAAAGTTATATTCTTTCCGGATTCATGTGAGATGACAGTTGATCTATATCTAACGGTTGGGTCAAGCTCCCTTACAGGAAGAACTTTCTTTCTGAGAAAAGAAAACAGCCGACCTTCTTTATTAAGCGCATATCTTGTTGTACCTGGTATATGATAGAAACCAGGAACAGTACTGACTTCTACCAAGTCCTTGCTGTTAAACGTATTAAGTAATTTTTTCATATCAGATTCCTTTTAAATCATCAGTTAAGTAATTAATATTACACATTATTAGCTGGTTCTGAGGGCAATATTCACAAACAGAAAAGATCGACGTTTACTGGGATTCAGAGCTCTCACCGTATTCCGATTCGGGGTGCGATGCCACCTTGCGTAAGAACTGGATACGAAAATGTGCTTGCTCATCGTGTCGATGAGAAGTTTGCTTACGTAGCAAAAGGTGACGGGGCTATCAAAGAGAAAGGACCAAAATACGTTCTTATCTCCTATAACCAAGATGACCTTGATGAGGAGATGGTAGAGATTGGTGTAACGATTGCTTCATCAAAAGGAAGTTACTTCCGCCATGATATTAAATGCGACCGTGAGGTAGGATATAAATTCAAGAAGGGTGAAGTATTGGTATTTAACCAAGCTTTCTTCCAACGTGATGTCCTTTGTCCTACTCAAGTGATCTTGTGCGATAAGACGTATGCCAGAGTAATGTTAGTAGAATCAAATGATACTTTTGAAGACTCTTCAGCTGTATCGATGGATTTTGCTAAACAGCTCAAGTCCTCCATCGTAAAAGAACGTGTTATTGTTGTAAATGCAACTGATAACTTACGTAACATGGTTAAGCTTAATGATGAAGTTGATATCGATGATAGTTTAGTCCTGATCGAAGACCAAGCCTTTAGTGATGCGGGGTATTTCAGTGGAAGTAGTTTAGATATTCTAAAACGACTTTCTCAGATTTCACCTAAAGCGAAATATAAAGGTAAAGTGATTAAGATCGATTGCTTCTACTACTGTGATGAAGATGATCTCTCTCCTTCTATTAAGGAAGTAGTAAATCAGATCATGAAGTATCGTTTCAGTGGAACGAAGATGAAGCTATCTGATAAACGTCATATGACAGGACAGATCGATGAGCCATTAAAACTGAAATCACAGGAAGTCCTAGAAGGTCAAGTAGGTATCCGTATCTACATCGAAACTGACCTAGGGTTTTCAAGTGGTGATAAGCTCGTGGTTAAATTATTAGCCCCAGTTACTGTAGTAGCTGGAAACCTCCATTAATTGACGGGGAAGTCCTAAAGCTTGGATCACTAAGTCACCCTGGTAACAGAGGTGATGGCCAAGGGTAATGCCTTGGGTATAGTAAAAGAATTCAAGATGAACAATGGATAATCCGCAGCTGAAACTCCCGCCGGGAGGAGAGTTCAACGACTATTGGGGTTACGCCCATTACAGCCAAGTGGTACGTATTACTTTGAGCAAGTAAGTAAATCGTTTAAATGGAAATAGGAGGGTGCGAAGATATTCGTACTGATATAGTCTAGTATCCAGTCGAAAGATTGGGAAGTTCATAAGAGAACTGCGTAGATTAACGACCTACGTGAATACAACGTTGTAATCAGCTTAAATCTGTTACAGGTCGTGTGTTTACTGGTAAGAATGAAACCGAGTCAGGATTACCAATCCACGCTATGTTTGGTTATGCTTCTATCTCGGATCGTATTGTGGGTTCCCCAGAGTTAATCGGAACTACTGCAACACTCTTGCAGTTAGTGACACAACGAGCGTTAGACGCGTACGATAACAAATAACACTTAGAACAAGTTGTTGAAAGACATAGGGGAGGGTTCAACCCTCCCCGCTTTTATGTCGACACTTAGCCGGTCTCTTAAGAGACCACATTCGAATGTAGTAAAAACATTAATCTTAACTGATCAATAAGGTTATAAAACAATGATGAATAAATTAGACACCACACGTTACACGCTAGCGAATATTATCGAGCTAGTGACTGCTGTAATGTATAAGGTATATGGGAATGGTGTAAAGTTACCTGAACCAACTCCAATGTCGGATGGATGCGTAGAAAGTAGCTATACTGAAAGCCGCATCCAAGAAACCGTTGCACTTGCTATCAAGAATAATCTTGATGCATGCCCAGTAGAGGAGAATGCTTAAGATGTTAACAAGCTATTCAAGACAATTAGCTGACGATTTAACTGAAGAACTCTCTCGTCAGGGTACAGCAGTTATCTTTAATCAAGCAGGTACATTCCAAGACTTACTTGGTCGTACCATGCCAGGTCTTATCGAAGAAAATGGTGTTGCAGTTTCATTAGATGAAAATCAAATGAAAGACTACCAACGTCAATCAGGTCACGGCCAACATTTAGAAGCGGTTGCTGAAATTTATGCAAAACCATTGTTACAACGTCTTGATGTATTACGTAACCAAGTGTTACCATTTATCAGTCGTGTAGCCGGTGGTATCCGTGCACAATACAATGAAGGTTTCTATAAAGTATCTGATATTCAAGAAATTGAATTTGCTGATATCTATAAAACTAAAACCTTCTTAGAATACATCCAACGTCATGCACCACTTGCGAATTCACAAATCCAAAATGTGACTATCCAATCTGGTTTTATGGATCGTAATGAAGATGATATCGTAGGTCTTCTAAAATCAGGCAATACTTCATTAGATGATGCATTAGTGGATATGATTGCGCGTCATCCATCTAATTGGTTAACGGATGTTTATACTCGTTATCTTGTAAATGGAAATATTGTCCCAACAGGTTTACGTGCAGCACATCAAAGTGAATTAGTTGATGAAATCGTAGTATTATATTTCATCCATGCTTCATTATTAGCTAACGATGTTATCGATGGCACTGTAAACATTCCACTTGTTCAATACCGTAATTACTTATCTGAAACATTTGCTCAACTTGGTGGTTTATTAAACCGTTACGTGAACCAAATCAACTTAGTTGATCAGGGTGGTCAAGTCGTTGCATTTAAAGACGAAAACACTAACGTGATCTACGTCTATAAAACCAACTACGAAAAATACCTTGAACAAGGTGGTAATGCAGATGCAGTATTAGGTGCAGTAGCATTAGGCTCAACAGGTAATATTAATGACTTACTTGAAAATACTGAGCGCTATGCAAATGAATTCAACCGTGCTTACAATGAACAAATCAACGCAGTAAAAGCCGCGTTCCGTTCAAACTACATCCGTTTGTTCCCACAAGTGTTCATTGAAGAATTGAAGAAAGAACCTTCTGACTTCGTTGCGTTATTTGTACAACCAGGTACCGTGATTCCAGAAACAGGTTTCTCTTATAGTGACCTATCTGGCCGTATCTTAAAATCACTTGCACCAACGCAAGGTTACGATAACATTTATGATTTCACTAAAGCATTGATTTTAGATATCGGTTTATCACATTACACCCTAGGTGCATTCTACCGCAAAGTTGAACAACAAATGAAAGCAACTGGTGAAGAAGATCCACAAGTTGCAACATTCGCCGTAGCTGTAGATGAGTTAGTCAAAGAAATCTTAGCTAACGCAACAGTGAGAACAAAACTAGGGCTATAATTATGGCTAGTTTAAGAAGGTGTAATTGGGCTGGTCAGGTGGTAACACTTGACCATTTCATTCATAACACGACCATTGCACTTGAGTCAGCGATTGAACTTGATACTGACGTTTCGAATGAAGGTGTAAGTGATGCACTAAAAAGCTTTGCTGAGAAAACCATCGCATTACTAAAACGATTCCTTGAGAATATTAAGCAAACGATCAAAGCACTCTTTGCTAAATTGGGTGTTGGTGTAACGATCAAAGATCTCATGGATCTATTAGGTGATATCCGTAAATCACGTGAGATCAACTTCTCTTTCCTTGAATTGAAGAAACTCACCAAGCTTGGTTGGAATGTTGAAGTCACCACAACGGATGGTAAGAAAGCTGAGTATACAGCAAAAGATCTCCGTAACGGTTATGATGCTTATGCGACTGCAACTTTACGTATGATCGACTTCCTAAGACATTCAAGAAACATCGAGTTGATGACCGATAAAGGTGTTGCTCAGATGATGGCTTCTGCGATGGATGATACGTATATGCTGTTTGGCGCTAAACCAACTCGATTTGTATATCACAATAATGAGTTTGGTATCATCCACGATGAAATCGCAGAAAGTAAAACACTGATGCCATTCGCTTACCAAGCTCACATTGCTGAAGATGATATCAACTATCTCATTGAGATCATGAAGCGCTATGAAATCACAGGTCCATCAAGTAAGTTCATTGAACGAAACATTGATCTATCATTAAAATACCTATCCGATATTGAGGATTGGATTGGTGAAAGCTTTCTGAATCGTGATTATCTACGCAACATGAAACGTTTGATCTCTGATGTATTTAAAGTAACGATCAGTGATGTGAGTGTCAGTCTTGTTCGTGGTATCCATGGTGTCTACCGTGTTTACTTACAGGCTGTAAGACGTCTCAAGTACAGTGATAAAACAGAATAAAAAATAGAGGAGATATCTATCTATGAATTATAACGATATCACCGATGATATCTCCCTATCATCGGTTTTAACTCGTGATCCTAAATATATCTTAGGGTTACTAGAAGAAACAAAAGACGATCGAATCATCGTTAAAAAACCGCTTGATGTTATCTATCCAGAAAACTATCTAACGAAGAAACTGGCTAAACTTGACCAAGACTTAACCGTACTTGGTATCGTAGCACTAGTTGACCCACAAACGAATAAATATGCTGTATTGTCTATTCCAGGTATGATCACGATTCCGATCACTGAGATGAAACAATTCACTTATCAAGAAGATGTTTACCGTGTCCTTTCGTTAGATGCGTACGATACATTAGTCCTCAATACCAACATCGTTAAAGATGAAACACTGGACTACTACATGTATAACTATTTCGTTGAGTTAGCGCGTATTCCGTGGTATCTCAACTACTTGGATATTTTAAATATCTACAGTAAAGATAGTTATTACATCGGTCAGAACTTGATCGATATTCCTCAGGTACTTGAGATGTTACTGGCTAACATCGCACGTGATCCGAAGAATGACAAGTTCATGTATCGCGATAAATTAAAATCCATGGATGATATCAAAACCAATCCACCATCTTGGGTACCACTTCGAAATGTATCTTTAGGTAGTGTGGATACCTATAGTAAGTTAATGGGTTCTTATTTCGAGGAAGGACTCACTTCTGCACTCGCAGATAAATCTAAGAAAATGACTCGTATCGAAAAAGTATTGAGAAGTTAAGGATAGAGAGATGACTGAATATGAATCGCTCGTAGAGAGCCTCAGAATCGCTTATGGAGACGAGTTCTCCAAGATGGCGACCATCATCAAGGGTAACGAAAATACCCCGCTCTATCATATCTCCTTTGATGATAAGATCAAATCCTTCGTCCCTCGTTTCTCGACTAAATTAGTCAATGGTGAATCAAGAGCGATCCCTCGTACCTCTACCTCGTCAAGTATACTGGGTTGTATGCTTGGTTTTGGTGATATTGGACGTGGGTATCTCATTAATGCTTTTGACAGTAAAAGAGATAATACTATTTATATCTATAGGATGGAGTATGCTCTTGCCGTTAAACCATCAAAAGATCTTGTCCCTGATGTAGATTATACGGATGAACATTGGTTGATTGCGGCCAGTGTGAATACCCGTGAATATAAAGGTCAGATCACTGGTAAAGGATTCTTATCTAATATCGGTATTGATCTTTTACGTAATGGGTGTATCTATAACTATACTTGGTATTTCAATTTAGATGAGAAAACGAAGTTTATCAAAGGACTTGATTTAGAACCAGGTTATTATCGTATTAACTTACTGGATATCGGTGGGGATGATTTTATCCCGAAAGTCGGTGATAATATCAAAGTGGAAAAGATAACGAAAGACGAGTTCCTCTTCCATGAAGGAAGACGAATCGAATCGATCTCTAATAAACGCCTTTATTAAAGAATAAGAAAGTAGGAAATACTCATGAGTCAAATTAAACTCAACTCAGAAGTACTACTTGGTGTGAATAAAGCAGGCACATTGAAACCTGATGCGCAAGGTTGGTATGATGTGATTTTGGGTGCATTAGAATACCCAAATAGCTATGGTGCCGTCTATAAGCAAGATCCAGTTCAACAACTTTTAAACGGTGATAGTATCTTTGCTCGCCGTTTACGTAAAGGTTGTTTGATTGGTGAATTAGGTCATCCGATGCCTGAGCCAGGTCAGACTCAAGAACAGTACGTAGCACGTGTAATGCGTATCGATGAAAAATTCGAATCGCACACAATCAAAGAGGTTGTAATCGATACAACTTTAAAAGATGCTAAAGGCAATCGTTATATTGGTATCCGTGGTAAAGTAAAACCATCTGGTCCATATCGCGATGTCTTAATCCAAAAATTTGCAGACCCAGATATGAACGTCTGCTTCTCAGTTCGTAGCTTTACGAAAGACCGTTTCCAAAATGGTCGTTTAGAGAAGTATACGACTTCTATTATCACATGGGACTGCGTAGGTGAACCTGGTTTAGAAAAAGCCAATAAATACAACTCACCATCCCTTGAGTCTTATACTGCTACCGTAGACCCAGCAATGCTTCGTCATATCGCCGCAATGCCTGTAGGTCTTGGTATGGAATCATCTGGTATTATCGAACAAGCTAAAGAAATTCTTAAAGCTTCAGGTGAACCAGTTGAACGCACAAAAGTATCAATGGAATCTGCTGAGCCGAACTGGCATACTAAGTGGTAATCCAAACATAAAGCAGAGGCATCGTAAAGATGCCTCTTACTTCTGTCCGAATATCGATTAACTTATCGCGATACCTAATAATGCAAGTGCACCAACCGCTGCATATTTAAGTGGTGTCGGTAAACCATCTAAGAGACCTTCTTCATTTTTAGGTTCTGGTTTTTTCTGACCAATCGCAATCTTGATATCACTAATTGATGGATATCCAAGATCACTAGAGCTAAGTTTTGGATTCGCTTCACTTATTGCATTAAGATGTTTATGGATGTACTTTTGCCATTTTTCCGCATTGGGTACTTCATCAAAATAGAATACCGCATTTTTACTGCGTTTCTCTTTTGATTTAGTATGAACATCGATTACATCAGTATTATATTCACGTTGGTTGATGTAGACCGAATCATGATCAACAACAAGTAAATAACCATCCTTTCTCACCACGCCATTTACTACATCACTGCCTGCGTAGACAGCATTATTTTTATTACGGTAGAGTAACTCGCCTTTATCGAGTTTAACGATCCACCAGTTGTGCTTACTTGATAATTTTGTGCTTGCCATAATTGTGCTCCGATTTTAATAAGTTAAGGAATAAATAAGAACTGTAACGAGAATACCCGCTATCATTCCGAATAAGAATCCTCTCAGTGTAGGAAACTCACCTTTTGCATAAGTATTAAGGATACGATCCATAATATCCGTTCTATAAGTATAGTGGACACTTCCAGTTATTAAACTGAGGTGGTGATCCATCAATGTACCCCAGACTTCTGGATCGGGTTCAGACTCAATAGAATAAGTCGCTGTTTCAGAGTTCTTATCGATCTTACTGATAACGATGATATCCTTGTGATCATCTATAATAATTCTAACATGATAACCAACAGTTAAAAGATATTTGATTCCTTCAGCTACAATAAGAGTATTGTTACCGAGTTTTACTGTATCACCCTTTCCTATCTGAAGGATCTGACAGTCACGGTTAGTGAAAATACTAATTGCCATTCGATCAATTCCTTCTTATTTAGAAACGCCAAAGACCGTTATAATCATGAGTATAACGTGGTGTTACTGGTAGATCTTTGGTTGTCAATAATAAACAACCAGTAGTCTTGCTCTTATCCATATCGAGTGCATTCACGAGTTCTTTGATGATAGAACTAGATAAATCATGACCGAGACTTTTACGAATTACAATTCCCCATTCGTACAGATCAGGTCTACTAGCTATCAGTACAGTTATTTTATCCTCATATCTAGCGCCATCTGGGATTCCTATACTAACGCAATCATATACTCCATCGTATTCATGCCCATCATATTTATCGATGCGTGAGCGAACTGGTCCAGTTATCAGTAGATATCTAGAACCCACACCACGGTGTCTTCGCCCCACTTCGTCAATATAAATATCATCATCTTCAAGTTTAATGATACGACAGTTGTCTCTCTCCCATTTAATAGTAGCCATAATAAGCTTCCTTCTAGTTTAGTCAAATGGCTCTGAATCGACCACAGAGCCATTATCATCATTAGTCAATGCGATTCCTCATGTTATACATGAAAATCGTCTTATACGTCGATTGAGGGCTATTTAAAGCCGTTTATTCATCTGAATCGTTTTCTACATCTTCCGATTCATCAGATTGTTCCTCTTCGATGTAGAATTTTTTATCCCACGATTCATACTCCTCACCTTGTGCTTTCGTAGTACGTCTAATAGTATCTAACGTATCATCCTTATCTGCACGCCAGTCTGCTAAGAACTGAGGTTCGATTAAATCTGGTCTTTCATCTAATACCATAGAAGTCAACCAACGATTAACACGATATTCCCCAAATACTTCAAGTAAGATATAGAACGGCTCTAAACAAGAGAAGATCATCTTACGAGTATTTAAAGCAGGTCTAAACTCTTCAGGGATACCGATATTTGCCACCACATCCGCAGGAAGGATAACAGAAGCAACAGATTTCTTATCGTGTAGTTCCATGAAGTCGATATATTTCTTACGAATGTTTTCATCCTTGATATTATTTAACCAAAGATCAAGTGCCGTTCTATTTGGTAGGTTCATTTTAATACGAACCCCAACAAATGGAGGCGCTGGACATTCACCGTATTTATCTGCAAATACGTGTTGCCATAACTCGTAATAGAAATATTCACTACTCATTGGATTGACGTAAGCTTCTTTAGCTTTAACTGTGCAGCTTGTTAAGAAACGACTATCTCCACGCATAATCGAATGGAAGATGTTCGCCTCTTCTTGAGCAATCTTATCAAAGAGCTCATTAACATGAACCTTCTCACCACGACTAATTGACTCCATAATCCCAACAGCTTCATCGTGGAATAACTTAATCAATTCAGGTGGTGCTTTAGAGTTCTTTAATGCAACCCCTTTCAATTCTTCCTCAAGATGTTTTAATGCCATCCCTTCTTGGATACTTGCAATCGAAAGATAGTGCTTAGTTCGGTTAGTTGGCATAAACACATCGAAGTAATATTCAGACTTCATTTTCAGGTTGTGGATATATTTCTTCGCAACCCCCATCTGTCCTGCAGCCATCGCAAGAATATGACGAGTAATCACGTTAATTAAATACACACACAAACAACCCGGTAACTTCGTCTCACTGTTTACCACGATAGTCCCACTATACCACTCTACCCATTGCATTACAGTATACAATACCGAGTCGGTATCACCACCTAGTACACTCTTACGAATAACAGATGGGAATAACGCTGTCTCAGCTGGAATAAATTTATTCACCATGAAGAATTTAAAGTAATCACTATATTCAAATAAGGCATTGCGCATATGTCTTGCGTAAGCACCAATATAACCATAGTAATCTTTATCTTCGTGTGTTTTATCTTTGATCCCTTTGCCATCAAGGTGATGAGAGACAGTAATGGTCACTAAAGGCTCATAGAACTCATCAATCAATTTAAGTTCAGCTTGAGTTTCTTCGAAGCTTAAAGGTTCTTTATCTTTAAAAGCTAAGATCTTATCAAACATCCCACGAACAAAACTATCGTTATATTTCTTAAGGTGAAATAAATCACCCATATAAAGATAGATCGTTCTTTCTAAATCAGTCAGTTTCTCAATGAATTCATAAATCTTCTCATCCCAATACTGAGACTTGTAGTAAGTATCCGTATTGTATTTCACCATTTCGAATAATTCATCTACTGTGATGTAATGAAGATTATATTTATCAATCAGTTGTTTTGCCCCATCATAATCCACTTCAGCTAAAACCGTTACGATGTTCTCTAACACGATAGGACCACTATAGAAGTGACGTCTACCCATAAAGAAACGTTCAGTAGAAGCATTCGTAAATGCTGTAGCAGTACGACAAACCGATGTTAACGTAGAGTGGCCACTTCGGTTAGCAAGAGGTGTACTTCCAATCGTTAATAAACCTGAGATACTGTTGATATCTTCTTTAAGTTTATTCTGTTTGTTGTTCTTAGTTACAGCCTCATCCATCCGACCATAACTCTTCGCTATCTGAGACTCTTTCTTAGTACGAGCACGTTCGTAGTATTTCACTTCCGTATAACCACTTACCTCACTGACTTGTTCTTCTGTTGGTGCATAGCAAGTTAAAGTGGGTGCCATAATAAGATTACGTTCTTCTACCTCTTTTAAGAACTCTGTCAGCGTACAAGTATCTTTAAAGCGGTCACTCATGTCATCACGTCTAAAGATCTTCATGATCGGATCATTAAAATCGATCTTACCATTCTTAACACCCCAATCTAAAAACGCTTCTGCCTTATCTCTTGGGATATCACGCATTCGGCTTAGATACCAACCAGTATACTTTTTCCATTGACTTGGTATATCAAGATTTCGAACCGTTTTATAGTAATCCGTTGGTTCATATAAAAATTCCATAACTATTCCCTCTATAAATAATGGGTTGAAAATATAAACATGGTTTTCCCTAGGATAATGAAAAAAAAGAGGTTGGACAAAATAAGAGCTATCCCGAAGGATAGCTCATTGATCTTACTTTCTAAAGATGTAATTGATCCATGTACTTTTGTAGTATTGTTTCATCGAGAGATAAATATCACCTAAGTATTGGTTTGGCTGCAAACGAGCAAATAAACATTGTTCGCTGTGAGTTACACCAAATTTATTAATGTCGGAAACGTACTTATCAAAGTTTTCACGCATCTTATCCTTGAACTCATCATCATCGGTCTTGCGATTCCATCGATTTGCCCATAGGTCATAAGTGACATTAGAATCTGGACCTACCAACATGAAAGGATATTTTCTTTCAAGTAAACCCTGTAATACCTCTGGGTGCGTGCTAATCAAGAAGTCATAATCCTGATAGGCTGGACTACTGATCAGTAAATCCAACTCATGTAAGTAGTTCTCAGGGAAGTCTGGTTTCTGACTCCACCCGAAACTATCCAAATCAAATACGTTTTTGTATTTATTAACAAGGGTCGATTTACCACACCCACTAAATGCGCAAATAATCATCTTAAAGCCAACCTGGTAATAGTTTATTCGTAACCTGTTTTCCTATCTGCATGATAAGACAAGTGACTGATCGTACTGCCCATACTAAAGCAAAGACACCACCTACAGTAGTATAGACAATGAACATGATCATCACTAACATTAGAGTGAATGTACTACCCATTATCTTTATCCTCGTATTCATCCCAGCGGAACTTCATTCCACCACGCCATCTTTTCTTGGTTTTCTTCTTTTCGGCTTTAAGGTATTTACCCTTTGCCCACCACGTTGTCATGACAATACTCATTAATGCATATTGACCAATTAAAAATAACGTTGCGATGAGAAATAAACTAAAGACTAAACCCGTCATTTCTTTTTCCTTTTCTTTTTCTTATGTTTACGCTTCTTCTTAAGCTTATGGTAGCAGATCGGTGTATCGGGTGACATCATCCATTTCTTCTTGGAGAAGATATCTAAAATAAAATGGATGATGATCGCACTACCTAGACAGCCAAAGAGGCATAATAATGTTACGATTTCGTTATGACTAAACATTTGCGTTAATCAAAACCCCACAATTAAAAACGAACTAATGTTTGGATCTCATATCAATAATCACGAGACCCACTACAAAAACAATCGTTCCGACGAATGTATAAAATTCAGGTGATTGTAATATTGACATAAAAATCCTCCAAGATAATAAAGGACTAGATTAAAACTAGTCACCACTACCACGGATGCTTCCTGATTTACCACCAGATGGGAAGTCAACTGGACCAGAAGCACTGAGGCTACCTTTAATGGATTGACTACCACTCACATCCATATTGCCTTTCACACTACCGTTACCAGAACCACCATTGCCTGTAACAGCCATACCACCCATGTTAACCTGACCGATAAGATCAATTGTCGGGCATTTAATCTCAACCTTACTACCCACTTCCCATTTAACATTATCTGCTTTCAGATTAAACGTTTTACACTCAACATTCCACGTTTCTGTTTTCATGTTGATGGTTTTATCGGATTGGATATTGATCACCTGTTTATCAAGTTGGATGTGAGTACGATCTTTATTTTGGATATCTATACAAGTTAAGGTACTATCAATTTGGATGAAGTTTCCATCACCATCAGAGATAACAAGCTTACCGTCTTTACCGTTCATCTGAACAGTCCATGCAGCTTTTTCACCGTTGGCTTTAGAAGTACGCATCTCCATTAAACCATTAGCTGTATCAACGGTACGGGTATAACTGTTTTTAATGTTAGTTGGGGTTTCTTCCTTAGCGGCTTCTTTTGGTTTAGCTGCATAAGCTTCCACTACCACTTCCTGTACACGTTTATTCATGTGCTGGTTAGTGGGTTTCCAGTAGAAGGTTTCATCACCATTAAAACGATAAAGGTGTACAGTTTCACCTTTCATTAACTGAGGTGGGGTAATACGGTTACTGTCTTCATTCAACCATTTCGCTGTAACAGTTGAGCCAGTTTCCACTTTGGATTGATAAGCCTTACCGCGACTATCCACCCCTTTTGTTGTAAACTTTTGCGGGTTCAATTCCAATCGACCACGCATGTTAGGCAATTGGTCTTGAGGGGCCACATGCAATAATTCTTCGTGTCCTAAGATCGCATTCTCTGCGACTACCCCAATTCCCATATAACCTGATTTTTCTTGTTCTTCTGTCATTTCAAAATCACCACTATAGTAGAAAATGTTTTGATTCCTATTTTTACTTTATATAAGGAAACCAAACAATGTTAATCAAAAAACTTGTTTTACATCATTGCCATCGCTTACATCTTTTAGAAGACCAAAGCTTTGAATATGATTTTACCCAGAAACACACGATACTCGATGGGGTCAACGGTGCAGGTAAGTCATCTATCTTTAATGAGCTTTCGCCGCTACCAGCCAATATGGATGACTATCTTGCAGATGGTTATAAGAAGATCACGATCGAGCATAACAACAGTGAGTATATCTTAACCTCACAAGGTAAACGACCAGGAAAACACTCTTTCCTTAAAGATGGAGAGGAGCTTAATCCTGGTGGAACATTAACAGTTCAGTATGAATTAGTTGAGAACTATTTCAATTATACGCCTGCTTATCATCGGGTGTTACAAGGTAAGTTACTCTTTACTGAAATGTCAGCAAAAGAACGCCGAGATTGGTTTGCGGATATCTCTGGAATGGACAGTGATTTCGTCATGAAGTTCTGGGATAAGATTCGTGCAGGACAACGTGATAATACGGGCGCGTTAAAGAACATCAAGAATAAGATCGCAGAGGCGAATCTTCAGTTACTTGATGATAAAGAGATCGGCGAGGTGGAAGAAAAGCTTTCTGATATCATCAAGCTATTTAATGGATTAACGGATTTATTAAAACAGTTCCCAAGAAGTGAAGTTCCGACTGCACCTGTTGAATACAATGAAGATATTGCTCAACGAGTAAAACACCTTTACTTTAAATACTTGAAAGAAAGTGAGGGGATTGGTGGTGTCAATCTGACTGAACGTTATCAGCTTCAAAGTGAGTTATTGGAACAAGATCGCGTCCAGATGAATGATCTCCAAGAACAGCTTGTTAAACTCACAGATGAGAAGCATCGTTTCGACTTTAATAGTGAAGATAATATCGAAGAACTCGAACGTCGTTATGATGAATATAGAGCAAGACTTGCTTCATTTGATCAGAGTACGATTGATCAATATAAAGTGATTCTTCAGTATCCATATTTCAGTCGTGGTGACGGGTTAACGGAAGTTTATCAGACTTATAATAACCAGCTGAGATACGTGGATGATGCATTACTGGCATTCCAGCCATTTAGTCTTCCTTATAGACAGGCTAAAGAGCAAGTTAATTATAAAAGTTCTGAACTCATGAAGTTACAGGGTGAACAACAAGGTGTGCAGTTTAAGATTGGTGAAATCGATAAACAACTCCAACATCTCAATCAACATCCTGAAACCCAGTGTCCGAATTGTTATCATCGTTTTAAAGAAGGAAACGTCGATGCAGAGATTCAACGTTTAAGTCTGGTAAGATCTCAACTTATCCAGAGAGATAATGAGTTAACCATTAAGATAGATGGACTAACCAAAGAAGTCGAGTTTGAACAGGCTAACCTCAAGAACTACGAGATGATCTTGTTAACAGTGACTTCAGATGAGCATGGGCTCAGCGAATATCTTAAAGCCACTATGACTAACGATGGAAGTCTCGGTACATTGATGCGATTGATTCATGATAATCCAAAAGCTTATCTTGGTGCATTCCAGCAACAGATTGCGAAGATACCAACTTATATTGAAGCAGGTAAAGTCTTAACCGAACTTGAAGGATTAGCTGCATTGATTCAGAAGGGGAAAGCACAAGCCTCACCTGAGTATATTCAATTGGTTGGTCGTATCGAACAGTTAACTCAGTTACACGATGAAGCTTCATTTCGATATCACAAACGGCGTGCACTTGTTGAGAAGATTTATAATGCAATTGAGTTGCAGCGTAAATTTACTGAACAGTTAGATCGAGTTAATCAACTTGTTGAGAATCAGTCTAACTTCATTAAAGATGAAACGACTAAACTCTTCCATCAGGAAGTGAGTGAAGTCTTAATGAAGTTGAAGTCAGAGATTGATGAGTGTAATGACCGTATCCAACATCAAGCGGGCATTAAGTTTGTGATTCGTTCACATGAGGAAAATAGAAGTGGGATTGAGAAGTCTATTGATCTTCATACTCAACTGATGCAAATCCTTGACCCTAAAACTGGATTAATTGCGAAATCAGTGATTGGGTTTATTCGCCACTTTGTTAAAGAGATGAATAACCTGATGAGTCAGGTGTGGACGTATCCGATTATTATTGATATTGAGTCAGAAGATGATTTCACGAAGAAATATCTTTTCCCTGTAGTAATCGGTGAGGATGCGATCAGACGAGATGATGTCTATGAAACCTCATTGGGCCAAACGGAATTAATTAACTTTATCTTCCGTATTACCCTAGTGAAGTATCTGAAGTTAGAGAACTATCCACTCTATCTTGATGAAGTGGGTGGACACTTATCGGTACAACATCGTAATCGATTATATAACTTGATTAAACGCATGGTAGATCATCATTATTTCTCTCAGGTCTTTATGGTAACCCATCTTCAAGATGTGAAGGTCATCATGGAACCTGCAGAAACGATACTACTGAAATAATTAAGATATGTCAAAATCACGATTTTGATAACTTTATAACTTTTTTCCGATGATAATATAGTTCTCTTTACTGTTGTGAAACAAAAAAGAAAACGGCAAATATGGAGGGTACCTTTCGGTACCCTCTTATTAAGCCGAATGATTCGGCTCTTTCGGAACGTAGCCTTCTGGACGACGTCCTTCTGCTATATCCTCATATCGACCACGACCGAGATGTTCATAACCATCTGGGTTCGCCATCTCAGCTTCCTCCACACCCTCTGATACATCCATCTGCACTTCATCTTCCAATAACCCATCTACTTCATTCGTTGAGTTAGTGTATACGGCATCAACCGTAACTGCACGACGACCATCATCAAATTCAAGTTTGACTGTCATGGTGACTTTTGTTGCACCTAAGGCTTGAGTGAATTTCTGGAATACTGCGATCGTTGCATTATCACCAGCGATCTCTTTATTTAGATTACCACGATGCGTTGCAATACGAGATAATAGTTTCTTCTGGTTATGATCACCAGTATATTTCTTCGCACCGAATTTACGTTTCAACCAACGTTCACTAACCATGAACCAGTTTAAATAACTTAAGTTCATTCTCATCATGATCATACGAATCATGTAAGTTAAGATATTTTTACTTTCACCGATACGATACGTTGGATCGCGGAACAGCGACATCAAATCGCTTTCTTTTTGATTGGACATGTTATCGCCTCCTATTTGTTATATTTGATTGACTCAAAACGACCCACACGAAATTCCGCTACACGGGTAATCGTAATTAACATTGGGTTAATGAGATTGACTAAACGACCCACGAGTTTATTCGTGTTACTATATGCAAGTTCTTTATCATCATAAGTAAGTAAGCTACTTGCATGACTACGCATGAAGTTATTTGCAATCACCCACAACAAACGAAGTGCGTGTCTGAATGCAAATCGTCCTTCTGTTACGAAGTAATCTTCAGCAGGGATTTTAATCTCTTCTGGTAATGCACGGAAGTCACTTGTCATGATTCGTTTACCACGCTTAACGATATCGATTAAATGGATGAACTCTGATAGCTGATCATAGATCGCATTGAAACGAGTAATGAGCTCGTAGTTCGTTTCGGCGTATAATGTAGTATCGAGTTCTTTATCATCACAATCGATATAGCCATACATCAAGTTGATGATATCGCACATAAGAACCAGTTCCTCATATCCATTGATATCAGGACGGTTTAACTTTTTCAATAAACGATTAAGTCTAAACTTAAAAAGTTGAGTACTTAACCATGTCGGTTTTTCCATGATTTCCTCCTATAGGAAACTTCTCTATTCTATTAATAGAACCCTTACATTTGTGCATAATGCTAATACCATGTATAAGTATAGATTAATGAGCACATAATAAGGAACGACTTTGCAAAGTGAAGAAACGGGATTTATGTCATTTCTTCATGTAGATAATATAGGATCATAAATACCTATAGAACAAGATAGTAGAACTTAGAACGTGTACTTTATTCAAAAGAATAAAAATTAAAATGGAGTGAAAGAATAAAATCATGGCACGCGAATTAACCTCAGACATGATCAATGAAGATGTGACTGAACTACAGACGAAAGATATCCCCTCTCGTCTTGAGATGATTCAGAAACGTCGTCTTAAATACATGGAGAAGATTGAACGTAAAGGTGATGACTGGTTAGCTGATGAAGGCTTATCCATTACCTATATGCAACTTCTCAATGGATTTGAAAAACAAGAGTTATATAAACACAAATCAGCTCAAGATAAAGAAGAGGGTGATAAAGATCGTAAAGCTTATGAACAAGCTGCAGAGACCTTCCGTCTTCTTAGACAACAACGCCGTGATGATATCGCTAATGGAAACCCAATCATCGATAATCCACCTGCACCACCAAGATACAATGAAAACTTGGCGGCACAATTTGGTACCGATGATATCGCTGCTCAATATGAGAACTATAAAGAACAGGATTGGAAAGATTTCCATAAAGACATTATCCGTGCTGGTAAAGACCCGCGCCACATGATTGATGATGATGGTAACATCGTCGAAGTCGTTGATGACGAATAGTGGGAACACAAATCGAGGGTACTCTAGAGTACCCTCTTAATTTTGTCGTTATTTTAAATTAGCAGCAGTGGTTTTGATACAAATGTAGAATTCATCTACTAACGCTAACACCACACTATAAAGTGTTACGTATTGCGCAGTTAAGTATAACACTTCTGAAATGTATTCAGATTGTTTCTTATTAAGTACGTATTTGCTATCTGGTTTATTGATGCCATCTGCAATTAAGTTAGCACGATCACGGATCAATTGCGTTGATTTCTGAACCGTTTCAGGTAATAGTAATTGAGTGTTCGCCGATACTTGCTGCATTACTTTACGGAACTGTTCGACATCACCATTGTTATTGAAAGCACGACCAAAGTAAACTTTCTCAGTAGTCGCACCAGAGAAGATACGTTTCATCTGAGTTTTAATCGCATCGTAATCTTTTTCTTGGTATTTCGGTTTGAAACCAATAGAAGAAAGATTATCAGGTTTATTGATTGCACGACCCAAGTACTCTGCAATTGGACCTAATAGATCACGATCAATACTGCTTACAATCGCAGTAACATCATTTAACCAATTCGCGTAGGTTAACCAGTCTACACCAAGTTGATGAGGTTGATATACTTTAGCGGTTTTACTAATCGCAAAGTATTGGCGACCTGCAACGTAGCGAGACATCTTACTTAACCCATTATCATCCACACCAATAAAATCAGATTTGATTTTTTGACCTAACTCAGATAACTTATCTGCCGCTTCACCAAGTTTATTAGTAAATGATTTAAAGAAATCAGAAACAGAGTTCATGAAATCAGTACCAGGCATCCATTGAGTGAATGCTTCTACAGCAACAGCCTCTACTTCACTTTTACCACTATCACGGTTCACTTGGATCGGATAAAGAATAGGACTTGTTTTACGGATACTATCTAAATCACTTTCAACTTGAGTTAAAGCAGAAGTCACTTCAGGTTGTACGACTTCTTCCGCTACCGTAGTATCTTCTGGCTCTTCTTTGTTTTCTTCTACCGTACTTTGTACGTCTTCAGAATTCACATCCACTGCATCAGTAGGTGCTTCTACTTCTTCTGCGTTTGTACCCTGAGGTTCTCTGACCTCTTCAGGGTTACCCTGCTCTTCATTTACGATAGCAGGTTCATTAATATTTTCAATTGTCATATCTAAATAACTACCTTTTATTTTAGTACTAAAAAGAGACATCATCCAATAACTCGTCAGTTTAAAATAGGATGATGCTAGTAAAGGATATTTATCATATTTATCCTCACCATACCCTTACTGGCACACCAAAAGTTCTGTGATTACCCAAAATAGATAATGACCTTGTTGTCTATATGTAACAAACTCAAACTTATTTTTATAAGACTCGTTTTATGGAGACTTTTTATTATGGCATTTAAACCAATGACGATGAACGAGTTCATCGATACTGCACCCCCGCTTCGTCCACTATTAAACGTATCACCAATCTTTGATGTTATCACTGGTAACTGGGAAAATGGTGAGAATGGATCTAAGATCTTAAATGGTGGTATTATGCCTTTCATCGCATTCATTGGTGAAGGGAATACTTTTAAATCAACAATCATGAACAGTGTCATGGTTCGTGTATTGGCTCGTCACCCAGCGATGACACTATCTACCTATGAGACAGAAGGCTCGTTCTCTATCTCTCGTATGGTACAATTAGCGAGTCCATATCCAGATCTTGCAAAAGAAGATTTCTATACGAATGAATCTCGCTACTCACTTACCACTTCAACCGATATGGATGGTGAAGATTGGTTTAACGGCGTGAAGAAATTCGCTCAGATGAAATTAAAAGAAAAATCACAAATTGGTACGACACCGTTTATTGATGCTTCTAAACATGATGGTAAGACATTATTAACCATGCCTTACCCAACTGGGATTTGTCTTGACTCCATGAGTGAGTTCCGTACTGGTGCGTCTCGTGAGAAGATGGATAAAAACAAGATCGATGATAAAGAAGTAAACGATTACTTCATGCGTGCAGGTCTTGAGAAATCTCGTATGATCACTGAGATCCCTCAGTTCGTCGGTCGTGCAGGTATTTTCCTTGCTACCACCGCACACGTTGACGACACGATCAATATGACCAATAAACCTGAGCGTAAGAAATTAACTTACATGCGTCAAGGTCAAGATATCAAACGTGTACCGAAGAACTTCTCGTTCTTAACTAACCACTGTTGGGAGATTATTAAATCTGCACCTTACTATAACAGTGATCGTACAGGTCCATACTACCCATCAAAAGAGCACGGTAGTACGGATGGTAAAACTGATTTAATGCAAGTGACCTTCCATGGTTTACGTAATAAGTCAGGTTTATCGGGTATCCCAATGCAACTGATCGTATCACAATCCCAAGGTGTCCTTTGGAATCTTTCACATTACGATATCATCGCTTCTCGTGAAGGATTAGGGGTGACACGTAAAGGTCATAGTGCAACGGTTGACTTCTATCCAGATAAAGTCTTGATGCGTACAACAGTTCGTGACATCTTAGATGAAGACGAAAAACTTGCACGTGCTGTAGAGTTATCATGTGAGATTGCTCTCATGTACATGTACAAGGATAGTATTGGTAACAAATATCGCATGAGCTTTGAAGAAATCAAGCAAAATGTTATCGATAAAGGTTATGATTGGGATAAGGTACTCGATACTCGTGGATACTGGTTATATATCGAAGAAGAAAAAGAGCTGAATGCGAAACCGTATTTAAGTGGCTTTGACTTACTTCGTGTAGCAGCTGGTGAGTACAAACCGACATTCCTATCGAAATAAAAGAGATGAATAGAGAAGATGATAAGGGTAGCCGCAAAACTACCCTTATCAATATAGAATTTAAATGCAGTTTGTTTCATTGCTATATTTCGAAATAATTTTAGAACGAAGAATTAAAACATTTTGGATTTATATGACTATGAAGCAAATAATCGATCACGTTGTCGATACAATCGAAGATAGACAGGAAGGATTGTCGGATAATCTTTTCCCGAACTATATTGTTGATTATATCGGAACACTTGAATCAGACCAAGCGCAAATTTGTTATATTTACGAATACCTTGGTTATGGTGGTACACCACCAACATGCTTAAGTGAACTATTAACTTTATTGAAAGAGGATTTCTTACCCTTTCTTGGTTTCTAGTTCTCCAAACATTTAAAACGAAACAATAGAAAGGATGATGAAAATCATGGAACACGAACCGATTTCTTACATCAATGCTTACTTGGCACTGCCAAATAAGTTTATTGAAAATGGTTACTACAATGCAGTCAAAGAAGGCGTCCTAAGTGTAATCAAAGGTAAAGCAGAAAAAGATCCACAGCGATTAACACTTTCATATGGAAGTGAAGATAAAGAAGCGCAAGCTTTAGCTGTAGAAATCAAAAAGCTTTATCCTGAGATCACCATTAAAGGACTTGAGCCTAACTTTGTTAAGCATAAACGGAAAGCCTATATTAAACGTAACCAAAATGCTTGGCTTCGTGCCACCCATGTGATCATTATCCGTGAACAACGTGAAACCTTAACTCAGCGTTTCTTTATTGAAAAAGCAGAAGAAGGTAACACGAAGTTCGTAATGACACTTTGCCTAAATGAAGAGGATAAATCAGATGAGCAACCGCCAAGCTTTCATCCAAACAGCGGTGAAGATGTTAAAGGAGATTGATCCTAAAAACAAATCCATCGATATCTGGGCCGATACTGTAACAAAAATGACAAAGGCTCAGTTTGAAGATTATATTGAACGTCTAAGAAACGGTGCTTCCGAAACACCTGATCTTGATAAACCACGTGAACTTATCCCACTGGTTGTTCCAACTTTAGATGATAACCGTATTACTGTAAAACGTAATTTATCGATTGCAAAGAAATGGGGTCACAATTTTTTCGAACGTTGTTACATTACTGACGGAAAAACTGGTCAGACTATGCTAACGAATATCCCATATGGAACATTCTTGATGCCAATCGTTCGACAAGCGCAAACACTTGAGAAAGGGATCGCTTATGAGAAAGATGGAAGTAAATTAGATGACCGTACAAATCAAATCGCTGATCATCAGAAAGGTTCATCCTTCTCTGCACCGGAAGTACAAGCGCTACTCTCCCAAGGTCAAGAGAAAACCGTTATGGAATTCATGAAATTCCGTGGTGGGGATACGAAGGCTTATCAAGCCATGTATAAAGGTTTATTAGAAACAGGTGAATTCGAAATGAGTTCATACCAAGACAGCTCTCGAGTTAAATCGGCAGATGTCGCCGGTATCTACTTGAAAGCATGTCACATCGATAACGACATTTAACGAAAGGAACATGCTACCATGATCAATGATGAAACAGGTCAGCCTTTAACACCAAGTCACTATACTGAAATCGCTGATTTCTTAAATCAACGTCTAAGAGATAAGATCCGAGAACTGTCAATTTACTTTTTACAAGCTAACGCCAATCGTACTGAGCGAAATGGCTTTGGTGAGTTAAAACAAGGTAAATCCGTTCGTGAGCAAATCTTAGATTTAACTTGGTTATCTAACCAACTCTACCTATCAGCGCTAACAACGCCATCTGGTTTGCGTCAAGTATTAACCTTACTTGAACAAAAAGAAAAAGAACGTACTCGTCTTGATTTCATTATTAAGATCACGACTGAGTTACGTTTGTATCTTGGTCAACAAGGTTTCGTTGATTTAGTGACTGAATTAACAAAGGCAATGAATATTGGACCAACCGATGGTAATCTAAAATCAAAATCCGTGATGAGCTTGCTTAATCGTGAGATCAATACGGTTGATCCAGAAGTATTGGTCGCTAACCCATGGATAGTACCGATAATTATTTATGGTCTCGACAGTCGTACTGCGACAACAATCCACGCCGAAGCAAATAAGATTGAAGATTTAATCGAAGGACAATAATCAGATGGCATTATCAGAAAGACATTTACTTGTTGATATTGATATGCTGTTTGATGTGCGTTATGCTGAATTATCACACTTTGCCCCAGAGGCAGGTGTGGTATTATTACATGAAGGGAAGTATTTCGATAGAGAGCGCGATAGCGTGCTTTATTCGACCGCTAAGGTGGATGATAAGACCTGGTGGGGGACTTATAAGGATAGATTCATTTCGTTGCTTAAAGACTCTCCTATTACGTTTTTGATGCACAATATCTATCCTCTCACGAATGATTACCTTGAAGATAACCATCCTGGCCAATCTGTGGTGAAGAAACTCACGATCAATGTACCATATGGACGTCTTGATGATGAAAGTTACTATGAGTTAAAAGAAGCGCTCTCTGAGCATTTCATGGGTTATTTTGAATCGATTAATATTCTTCATATGCCTCATGAAAAACTCGATCTTCAGTATATCAGTAAGTACTATAGCGATTACTTCTGTTACCGTTGGTATGATTGGATGAAACTTCATTATGATACGTTAGATAAAGGATTGCGCCCCTCATTTAGAATGTGGTGGCCTCGCATGTTATCGGATGTAGAATTTGAAGCCACAGATAGAAGAGCAAAAGAATTCATCAAACAGACAGATGTCTATGAGTTCTTTTTATATCTTCACTTACCTGCATTTGAGATCCATTGGTTGGATCGATTTCAGACGTGTTTTTACATCGAACCCGAACAGCAACAAAAACAAGAGGCATCTGAATGATGCCTCTGCTTATGTCCGAATGATTATTCCGGTATGGTTAAACCTGAAGAAGTGATCTTGTTTTCAAGGACTTTGATACGTTTTTGGAGACTTGCAATCAATCTCTCATTGTTCGCATCTTTCGTTTGAAGCTGACCATACTTCTCATTAAGTTTATTGTACTCACGTTTCTTCTCTTCAAGTGCACGTTGGTTAGCGACACTGTTATCAGTGAGTGCTTTCTCACCAGAAGCAAGTTGTTGCTGAAGAGCAAGACAATACGCCTGTAAGTTACCGTAGTCTTCAGTCATCTTTTGAAGCTGACCGTAAGTCGTTGATGTATCACGCACACCACTTAAACGACTTTTCTCTTCACGAGTACGTTCGGTTGGAGTAAGATCATCACTCTTAAGTGGGGCGATATGAGTAAGGACAGTTGGTTTACGACCTAACGCCCCTTCTACCGCATCACTTACTTTAGGGATAAGATGGGATACATCCGTATTCCCTGGTAGTGTACCGAGATCACAACTTAAGATGAAACGTTTAAAGACATCACCACTTACATCAGGATATTTATCGATATAAGTATCAGGTACGTAAATGCGTTCACCATCACCTGCAAGTAAAGTAACGATAGAGGCATAAACCTTACTGTCTGCTTCATAGATGTCTTTACTTAGCTCACGCGGCATATAGTACGTTTCATAAACGTTTACACCTTGAAGCTGAAGCATACTAAAGCTACGGATTTCTTTGCAGCTATAGATCTTACCTGGTTTGGCTACAAAGGGAGCACGAAGCCCCCAATGTCCAGAAACACCATAAGGAGGGGTCATCTTAGATGCCATCATTTATCTCCTTGATTATTCGGTTGCTTCTTCGGTGACCGCTGCACGACGATTACGAACAAGTGCTGCACTCGTTCCTTTAAGCTTACCACTTGTATAGTTGTGACGTGCTACACAAAGGAACTGGATATTCTCATACATCACTGAAGCATAAAGTACACCATCACGAGTGACTTTAGTTAGGTTAAGACCTGTATCAGTATCAGGTTCGATGTTCTCAGCTGCTAATAATAACTCATTTAGTTTGAGTACCATTAGTTGATGTTGTTTATCCATGCGGTTGAAATCATCCGTACGAGAACCAATCAATGCGTATTGAGGATATTTCTCATAGAAGCTGATCGGTGCTAAACGGTTCATGGCGTTACCACAGATTAATAACCCAATTGATTTATAAAGACAAGAACTGATTTCAAGGTTTGCTTTTAAGTGCGCTTCTTCGTAACCTTTCATGGCTTCTTTAGCAAATGGGATTGCATCTTTATAACGGATCGTTGGACTATACATGGAAGCGATAGTACGGAATCCAGGTACAGAAGACATGGTCCATACTGGTGCAATGACGTATTCAGTTGGAACAAAAAGATCAGGGAAAATCTTTTCCCATTCTGCACGAGATTTTTTACTGTTAGCTAAGATGTATTTAACAAGCTCATCTTTAATAATATCTAAGTTTTCACCGATACCACCATAGATCAGTACTGTCCAAGGAATACTGATGCCATCGCCAGTTACATCACCCTTCCATTGATAGTTATACGTTTTAAGTAACGTAAATGGACTATCTTCACGTAAACGGTTTACTTTATCATGAAGAGTTTCAAGGTTAAGTTCATTGCGGATACGTTGAACACTATTTACATCTAAGAAGAAGTCATCAAGATTATCTACGATTGGGATGATCTTAATTTCGTAATATGGGTATTGTGTTTTGAACGCTGGATCAGAGAACCAGATCTTAATGATACTATCGCTATAAGTAGCCGTATCAACAAGTTTAAACTCAATGAACTGAGGGAGGTAAATCCCTTTAACCGTTACAACACGACCAAGATTAACATCTTTGATATATTGCTGGAATTCTGCAACAATCGCTTGTTTATTGGTCACGTTATTTTGTGAAATAGTACGATCATTGGCTTTGGCTTCTAACCATTTCCCTAATCGTATGCAGAGATCTCGTACGGCCAATGGGACTTCGATATCTGCTGTATCATCCGTTTTAGAACGGAATGAAACAAGGCGAACACCTGGTGCATCGTCTTTTGTATAATAACCTAAGTCGGTTGCATAGGTACGTCCTAAAGCGGAGAGTTCTCCCAACGGAGAATCTTTATGACGGGTGTTGTCAATGAAATCATTGAGTGTCATAAAGGCATGTAATGAATATTTCATAAAGGGTAATTACTCCTTGACAATTATTACGTAATAATAGTATACTGTACTAGATCCACAAAAGGACTATAACGATTATAATTAAACAGAGGAACTTAAATCAATTATGATGATTTTTAACATCTTCCGATTATTCCGTTTCTTCTGGCCTTTTGTGGCTGATGTGTTCAAAAATTCTGAGGAAGAGCGACGTGTTATGATTGCGCGCATTGTATTGATTGCAGGTATTGCGATAGGCGGTTCATGGCTATATATCAACGACAAACTCGATGATATCGATGAACTACAAGCAGAGAATGCACAGCTTCGTGTGTTTTTGACACAAGCTGAGGCCGAGAAGTCAAAGTACTTTGACCAATTCACTGATGCGAAAGGTATCTTAAAAACCTGTCAATTCCACGCCGAAAAACTCGAAGAAGATCGGACTATACTCGAAACGAAAATTCAAGATCTCAAAGAAGAGATTCAAGAATTAACCCAGAGCAAAAGCCAAATTGAACATAGCCTGCCAACCAATCCTCCGGTAGTTGTTGAGCAAAAGGTAGAAAAGAAACCTGCTGCTAAAGCAAAACCGGTTGAGCAGAAGAAAACGGAAAAACGCGATCGTCTCTCGGAGTTGCAATGAAAAGATCTCTCTTAAGACTCGGAACAATCATGTTGACACTAGGGATTCTTACAACGACTGGATGTCAGCAATATGCTGGTCCTTACATCAGATTCCCACCATCATCATATGCCCATGATTTTCCACCCCCACCCCCACCTGAAATCCGTCGCTTCGATTTTGCGAAGATGGATAAACGGTCTCGTGAAACAGTCATCAACGACATGTTAGCGTACCACGAGTTATATGATCAATATCTAAAAGGGGTGGTTGAAACCTATTTACACACGAACTACTCTTCTATTCGGGATCGCATGTCAGCATGTAGACCGAAGTCATTTATCAAGAAGGTTAAAACCCCACCTGAACTTCGCATTAAAGATGATGGGAAGTTTACGGATGATGAAATCATCTTGATGTTGACAAGACACATTCGTGTGCTAAAGGATAGAATTAGTGAGCATAACGAAAGAGTCGATGATTTAATCAAAGACTATACTCGTGACTGCTTGCCACCGGAGCGTGGTTTCACTGGACACTAATCTAAGGACGTCAGGTTACCACGTAAAGCATTAACGATGTAACGAAGTTAGTTACCTTTATATCAGAATGCTCATTATCTTGATCCAACATTTGTGAAGGATCTCAAATGAAGGATTTAGATGATTATGAGTACGAAAAAAGAAACGAAAGAGATTGAACCGATTATTGTCTCTGCTGTCCTTTATACCGATGGCAGTGCGAACCCGAACCCCGGTTATGGTGGTTGGGGTATTCATGGTTATACCTATGATGCAAGTAAACCAATTGAATTAAAAGCTCAGAAGAAAAATCTGATTACTCAATATGGGTATAAGGATCTGAAGTTTGTCCAACGTGATGATTTATCGGTCTATAAAAAGATCGATGAATTTAATGGGTTTGGTACAGCAGTTCCACGTATTACGGATAACGTAGCGATGGAATTGGCTGCATTAGAAAAGGGCATGGATTTTGCGTTAAAAGAAAACTTTGATAAAGTCACCATTTTAACGGATAGCCCAGTCTCAATTAATGCATTGACCAACTGGTATAACACGTGGGTCAATAATGGCTGGGTGAATTCAAAAGGTGAACCTGTTAAGATTAAAGCAGATATCCAACGGATCTATCCGAAGTACGAGCAATTAACAGCTAAGGCTGATGACTTTAAACTGTTATTCGTAAAGGGCCATAGTGGTGATTATGGAAATGATCTCGTTGATGCTTTAGCGAATAAGGGTAGTACCATGAAACAGTACGGTAAGTCTCATGAAGAACTTATTTACAAATCAGGAATAGAAAAAGTGAAAGTCGATTATCATGACCTATTTTCACGGAATCGCTGGTACTTTATTGGCGGACAAGGTGGCGGTCAATTAAACAACATCATTGACGATTACCATTGGTATTATTTGGGTGCGCTAGGTCACGGTAAATCAGATGAAGACTTTGGGATGAACCAACCCGATGGTTTCATGTCAATCGTTATCCTGAAAGAACCAGAACCTGTCATCGAAAAAGTTCAGAAAGCGTATAATGAAATTTGTAAACATGATTATTCATTTGTAGTTGCAGGTCGTTTAGATAACCTCTTAACCCCTGAAATCTACCAGGATATCATGAGCGATAAAGTAGAGTTGATTTGCGAAGATAAGATGGAGAAGACATTATTGCTTCCTAATCGTAAGATCTTAGCAAAAGAATATAACCCTGCTCATCTTTCATTTGCGCAGATGGTGAAGTATGATTATCCGATGAAGTTACTTCGTAACTATTTGGGTACAACTGAAACTGTCAAGTTAACAAAGACCGATATCACTGATGAGCTTATCGAGAAACAACCCGGTAAGAAAGAAGGTGAAGTGAAGTATGCGGTAAACAGTCACGTACTTAAGAATAACTGCTTAAGAACTCACGTTGACTACTATAATAAAGCAGAAAAGCAAATGGTCAAACTCCCAATTACGTTAACACTGAAAACGGATTTACCTGATAAACCACATCTTCAGAAATTGATTCGTAACCATGGTGATAAAATTAAATTCACGATTGTTACCCACCACTTATCTGATCTTGCAGTAGGCTATGCATTAATTGCTGATCTTGGTGATGATGCAAAAGCGATTTGGGTATCTTCTACGATGACTTCGGTGATTCTTCGTAAGTAAGATCTATCATTATCTCGTCTCTTGATATAAATGGTATGCTTAACTTTCGATAAACCAATAGGCCAACGCTTATGTCATCAGTATTTACGAGACTACTGGGACGGATCACCAATTATCTCGTCCCTGATACAATCAAAAGAATGATCGTCTTAACGTCGCTAACTAATGGTGGAGAACAAGTTCCAGAAACTGAACTCAATCGTCAGCTAGACGACTTCCGTAATTACTTCAACTTATCGAGTAGTAAAAACAGTATGAAGTTTGCGGTAGAAGTCGGTCATTTCTTATGGAAAGATATACGTGGTAAATGGCAAGAAACTTACAATAATCAGCGTTTACTCGCAAAAGAAATTTACGAGTTATGCCCTTTATCTCTCCGTTATGGAAATGAGGAGAAGATGCAAAAGGATATTGTAGCAGTTTTAGATTACCTACGTAAATATCACCCACAGGCAGCGCAAGCTTAATGTGTAAATCAAATAAGAATAAGAGGTCACTTGTAGTGAGTGGCCTCTTGTTTTTGTTCGAAAAAAAAAAAGAACTTAAAAATAAAAGGTTACCATCCTGGTAACCTTTATGTTAGTTAGGCAAAGAAATTGCCTTTGTAGTATCTGGCGTGAGCTAGACGATATAAGTATTCGCCTAACTCCCATCTTTCACCAACGCGACGCTTAGCATCGGCGGCAAGGATGTTTTCTTTCCAGAAAGGGTTTTGTACCCAGTCAATAACGTTTTGATCCATATTGAATCTCCTCGTATTTAGAAAGTTTTATATTACCCGATCTAAATCTTATTTAAATCGGAGTCCTGAGAAAATTGTGGTTTCTCATCACTTAAATAATATATACTTATAAAAACGATAGAAGACGTTAATGAAAGAAAATAAAAAAAATACCTGACTAACAACAAGGGGCTACTTCTGTAGCCCCGATATTAGTTAATTGAAGAAACTACCAGTGTAGTACTTCGCATGGGCAAGGCGGTAAAAGTACTCACCTAATTCCCAACGCTCACCTCTTTGGCGACATGCCATGGCAGCGTATATATTATTAAGCCATATTGGATTTTGTACCCAATTGACTACATTCATATCCATAAAGACTCCTATAGATATGGTTGATCTTACTGAGATTGCTGTTACAACCTCAAGCCCTGATACTCACTGCAGTATCATCAAGATGATAATATATACTTATAAAATCCATAGACGGTGTTTCACCAAAAAGAAATGAGCATTAAAAATAGGGGCTACTTTCGTAGCCCCTTTCTTATGTTGTTAGTGCGGTAGCACTTCTTCCTTCATATCCAATGGTAGGAAGAAAGAATCTGCTAACGCAAGATAGAATCGTATTAATGCACGCGCACTACGGTATTGTGGTGAACGATCAAATGTCGCTGCCATGTCCATGCTTTTCATGAGATTGTGAAGATCTTCATGGCTGAACACCGATTGTGTATCACCATATTCTTCGCCCATGTTAGCGAGTGTGATCAAACTCGCATCTGGATCAATAATTACATCATGGGTGTTTTTACCATTATGATCATTAATTTCGATAGTAACAATGGTTTTACCGTCATTATCGCCAGATGTTTTAACATCCGTAATCTTGATCTTATTGGTCGTATTAAAAGCACGTGATGCTGATAGTACAGCAGAGCGTTCTACCATATCAGTCAGAACTGGAGCTAACTCTGGTTTCTCCAATAACGCCAATCCCATCTCTGGTTGAGTCCAGGTTTTCTCCCCTCCCTCACATTCAACCGCATCCTCAATATGGAATGCCAATTCATCGCCATGTTCATAATCCATGAGCATGGTGTAGTCAGTTGTTTCAGGGATATATTTCAATCCCTGTACGTTCAATAATTCTACGATCATTTTATTCCATCCTTATAATGTATCTTTAGGTGCACCAGTGTAACCAAGATCAGCTTGACATTTTGCTGTTTTGCTAGCAGGACAGCTCCAATATGAGGTATCTTGTTTGCTAGTACGACCACCGTTTTTATCAGTGTTAGCGAAAGCTTGCCAGAAGTAGCCTTCGATTGTAGTCGGTTCACCTTTAGTTAAAGATTTTGCTGCACGATCTTTGATCATGAGATCAAGGTATTTTGGTGATGCTGGAGTATACCACACCCAGTAGTCAATCCCATCTTTATTGGTTACA